GGGGCAAGGGCTCCGAGATCAGCCGGATGTTCGAGGCCTACTTCGCCAACAACTGGGCCAACGAGGTGTGGGGCATCGGCGTCCCCGAGCCGGTGGGGGCGACCGCCGCGACGGGCACCATCACGGTGGCGACGCCGCCGACCGACGCGGGGACGATCCACCTGTACATCGGCGGCATCCACGTGCCCGTCAACGTCGGGGCCACCGACACGACGAACACGATCGCGACGAACATCAGCAGCGCGATCAACGAGATTTTCGACCTGCCGGTCTCGTCCACGGTGGCCACGAACGTCGTGACGTTGCTCTGCCTCTGGAAGGGCATCAACGGCAACGACATCACCGTGTCGGTGAACTACTACGGCACGATAGGCGGAGAGACGCTGCCCCCGGGAGTGACGCTGACGCTGCCGGCGACCGGCATGCTGACCAGCGGCGCCGGCGTGCCAGACTTCACGACGGCGATCAGCAACATGGGCGACCAGCCTTTCGAGTACGTGGCGGTGCCTTACACCGACAGCACGACCTTGTTCGATTGGGACCAGGAGTACGGCTTCACCGACACCGGCCGCTGGGGATGGCAGCGCCAACTCTTCGGCCACGTCTTCTCTTCGAAGCGGGGAACGTACCCGAACTTGATCACGTGGGGCGAGACCCAGAACTCCGGGGTCATCTCGGTCATGGGCTTCGAGGTCGCGTCGCCGTCGCCGTGCTTCGAGTGGGCGGCGGCCTACGCCGCGAAGGCGCAACGGGCCCTCGTCAACGACCCCGGCCGCCCGCTGCAGACGCTGAGCCTCAACAAGATCAAGAGCGCCCCGCTCCAGTCGCGCTTCGACTTCGTCGAGCTGAACGGCCTCGCCGAGGCCGGCGTCGCGATCCAGAAGGCCGGCACCGACAACCAGCCGATGATCGCCCGCGAGCAAACGACGTACCAGAAGAACGTCTACGGGCAGCCCGACGACGCCTACGAGCTGGTGACGACGCTCGCGACGCTGGCCAAGCTCCTGCGCAACCAGCGCTACGCGATCACCAGCAAATATGCCCGCTGCAAGCTCGCGGACGACGGGACGCGGTTCGGGCCGGGGCAGGCGATCGTCACGCCCGGCATCATCCGCGGCGAGCTGATCACCGAATACGCGATCGACGAGTTCAACGGGCTCGTGCAGGACTCGGCCGACTTCGCCGCCAATCTGTTGGTCGAGCGCGACCCGAACGACCCGAACCGGGTGAACGTGCTCTACCCGCCGGGCCTCATCAACCAGCTCCGCGTCTTTGCGGTGCTGGCGCAGTTCAGGCTCCAGTACGACCGCGGCCTCGACACGCTGATCGCGGCGCCGAGCCCGGCCGGCGTCACCGGCATCATGCCGGTGCTCGGCTGATCCATCCCCCTGAGAAACTGAAGAGGAGAACGTCATGGCCGTCCGCATCGCGGGCATTGCCTACTTGTCGATCGGCAGCAGCCAGATGTCGCTACGCGGCAACTTCACAGTCTCACCGGCCGTCGTGGAGCGCACGATGCTGGCAGGTCAGGACGGCGTCCACGGCTACCAGGAGCTGCCGCGCGTGCCCTACATCGAAGGCGACATCTCGACGATGCCCGACCTCAACCTCAAAGACCTTGAGGCCCAGGTCAACGTCACGGTGATCGCCCGGCTCGCCAACCAGAAGCAGTACACTCTCGGCCAGGCGATATGCAAAGCGGGCTTCGAGGCCAACACCAGGGACGGGCAAGTGAGGGTCCGCTGGGAGGGCATCAGCTGCGACGAAGGGACGTGGATGGCGGGCACTTGAGGGGAGCGCGCAAATGAACAAGCCCATCGCAAGGGAAGGCTTCCAGCACGCCGAGCCGGTCGAGGCCTCGCCGCCGGCCGCGCCTCCGCCGCCCCCTGAAGACGACTTCAAGGAGGTGTGGCCGGTCAAGGTCAAGCTGTTGCACAAGCCGATCCGCGACCAGGACGGAAAGGAGCTGGCCGAGCTGTCGTTCCGCGAGCCCACGGCCGGCGACATCGTCCGCTTCGGCAACCCAATGCGCCTGACCAATGACTTCGAGGCGGTGATCGACGAGCGGAAGATGACGCTGATGATGGCCCAGCTCTCCGGCGTCCTGTCGCCGATGCTCGACAAGATGGACGCGCGCGACTGGAATTCTTGCGCCTACAGGCTGCGAACTTTTTTCTTACCCGAACCAGCGTTGGCTTGGTAGACGAGTCAGAGAGCATCGTCCTCGACTGCTACTGGCTCGCGCGCTGGTTCCACCAATCCCCCGAACATTTCCTCGAGATGCCGATCTCGCGCGTGTCCGTCCACATGAGGCGCACGCAGCGGATGATCGAGCGCATGCGCCCGCCGGAAGACGACGATGGCTGACCAGGAATTGAAATTGACCGTGTCGCTCGTCGACAACGCGACGCCGCAGCTCGGTCAAATCAAGTCGGCGATGCAGGGGCTCGGCAGCAGCGAGGCCCACGGCGCGCTGCGCCGCACCAGCGAGCACACCAAGAACCTCGGCGACCACATCGGCAAGCTCGGCCACGACGTCGAGCACGTGGCGAAGCATGTCCTCCCGTCGTTCGTCACCGGCATAGGAGGAGTCGCCACCGGTTTCCTGGCGGTCGGGCTCGCGGCCGAGAAGGGGATGGAGCAGATCAGGGACTTCTCGAAGGAGATGAGCGCCCTTGACCGTGCCGCAAAAGATACTGGCCAGAGCGCCGGGACGATCAAGGGCATGCTTGAAACGTTTCAACGCTCCGGCATTGGCATGGGCCAGGCAACCAGCAACATCAAAGGCCTTGCCGCCGCAGTGGCTGACTTGACGCGGGTTGGGAGCGAGACCAGGCAAAAGCTCATCAAGGGCGCCGGCCTCGAGCACGCTGAAGAGATGCAGCGCTGGCTCACGGGCCTGAGCGGGAAGGAAATGGAAGAGGTCGCCAACGAGGTGAAGGAAAAGAGCGACCAGATATACGAGAACATGCTCCAGCAACAACTGAGGATGGGCAAGGGCATGGACGAGGCCAAGGCCCGGGCGGCTGATGTCAAGAGAGCTTTCCTTGAAACGTTTGGCGCCCCGGACCTCGTTCAGGTCATGGAGAAATTCACGGTGGCCTCCCCGGAGGAGAAGGCAACTCAGGAAGCAAGGATCAGGGCGGCCAAGGATTTCGAGAAGACGAGCGCCAGCATCGCGGTCTCGTGGGAGAAGATCACCGCCTCGTGGAAGGCGGCCAGCTTGGAAGCCGCGCTCGACAGCGCTCATCAGCTCGACGCCATATTCAAGGCTTGGGCGGAGAAGGGAGCTGTCGGGGCGGTGGCAGAGGCGACCAAGCAGACCATCGACGAGGCCATCGATGGCTACAAGAGGATGCAGGAGCTGGCGGAGAAAAACAAACCTGTTTCCTGGTCAGATTGGTCGAAGTCTGGGACTGGTCTCCCTGGGTTTCTCTGGGGCGGCACTCCCGCCCCCGCCGACCCGGCCGAACACGCCGCCCCTCCTCCAGCCGAACACACCGCCCCTGCCCAGCCTCCGACGGTGTCGTGGTCGGACTGGGCGAAATCTAAGATCCCGAAATTCCAAGAAGGCGGCATGGTTTCGCAAGACCAGGTCGCGATGCTCCACAAGGGCGAGCTGGTCATCCCCGCCGACCTGCTGAACCCGCAGCGCGACGCGATCAAGCCGGCCTTCGGAAGCGACCAGGCCTGGATCAACGCGATCACGGGTGCCAGCGGCGGCCTCGGCTTGATGAAGGCGATCGTCAACCTGATCGGCGCGGCGCCGACGGAAAGCGGCATAGCGGGCCTCTTGCGGTCCAAGGTGCCGTCGGCGCCGACCGGTGCCGCTGGGACCGCGGCGACCAAGCATTATCAGCGCGGCGGGTTCGTGGACCGCGACCAGATGGCGATGCTCCACGCCGGCGAAACTGTCCTCCCTGGCGAAGGTGCGGAGACCGTCGAGAAGCAGACCAAGGCGACCGACGAGCTGACCGAGCAGATGAAGAAGCTCAACGACCTCCTCGACGAGCAGGTCACGACGAAGATGGGCGGGCTCCGCCCTGGCCTCGGCGTCGGGCCGGGCACCGTCGGCGGAGGGGGCGGAGGCTTCGCCGCGGGCGGCGGATATGCGGCCGGCGCGGGCAGCGTCTCGCCGATGGGCGGCCTCCCAGGCCTGGGAGCTGTTCCAGGCATGGCCGGAGGCGATGGCACTGCAGGCGGCGGTACTGGGGGCGGAGGCGGAGCCGGCCGCGGCGGCGGAGGCGGACAGCCTTACGGCAGCGACGTCGGCGCCGGCGGCATCACCAGCGACGCGACGGTCCCCGGCAACATCCTCGAGACCGCCAAGCACGTCGCCGCGACCCAAGGTCCGGGCGGCGTCGAAGCTTTCATGAGGTCGCAAGGTTATCCGAAGGCTGGAAGTTGGTGCGGCGAGTTCGCCGCCTCTGTCGTGAAGGCGTCGGGCGGCACGCCGCCGCAGAACGCGTCGATCGCGTCGAACTGGCGCAATTGGGGCGAGGCAGACCCGACCCCGCACGTGGGAGATGTCGCCGTCGCCAACCGCGGCGTACGGACCGGGGCAACGGGAAGCCACGTCACATTTGTTTCTGCCATCGACCCGAAGACAGGAAGGTTCACCGGGCTCGGAGGCAACCAGGGCGGCACGCTCAAAGAGAGCAGCTTCGCCACCGGCGGATACACGTTCCGCAAGCCGACGCCGGCAGAGATGGAGAAGATGGCGGCTCGCTCCGGTGCCACTCCGCAGACGGCTGCGGCGTCATCTATCGACGTGAGCGGTGTGAGCGGCGTGGGGAGCGCCGTCGGCGAGGGCGGAGCTTCCTTTCTGGCGAGGCAGCGCGCGCCCTTCACGCAAGAATTGGAGCAGAAGCCGTGGCTGAAGAGGCACCTCGCCGGCTTGGCGACTCTGGAGCATGAAGAAGACCGTACTGCAGTCGTCGAGAGCCTTTACAATCGAACGGCGCTCGTCAACCAGGAGCGGGCGAAGCGCGGCCTTCCTCCTGTGTCGCTTGAACACATGATCAATCCCGGCGGCGCCGGCAGCTTTTATGGACCAGAGAGAAAAGGGATAGTCGACAGCCGTGCAGCGGAGCTAGCGCGCAATCCGGCTGCCTATAAGAAGGCGCTCGCTGACATCGACGCCGCCGCCTCCAGCAACCTTCTGAGGGGCGCGACCGACCAGGGCAGCGGCCACGACCCCAACGTCAATTGGATG